CGTAACGCGTAAATTTTTTTCCCAAAACTAAGTAATTTTTATTTTAGGAGGTGGCTTTATGCCAGGTGGTAGACCAACTAAACCATTGGCCTTGGTTAAAGGCCATCGAACTAAAGCAGAAAAAGCAGTTAGAGAAAAAGCAGAAAAGGAACTTTTGACAGGTACGTCATTAAAAGAGTGGGATGAAGTCAAAAGCGATCCAACAGCCCACAAGGAATTTATCAGAATAAAAAAATTGCTTAAGTCTATCAAGCAAGACGATGATTTATATGGAGCTGTAATTAATACTCATTGTAAGCTTAAATCAGAAGAATATAAGATGCTTAGGGACCAAGAAAAATACAGGCAATCACTCGATAAGCTTGAAGAGGAATTTGACGAGTCAACCGATATGTCATTTTCGGAATATGTGAAATTGACAGTTAACATACAGAAAAATATTTTGGCTTGTGACAAGGCTATATCTGAAAAGCGTAAATTGATGCTGAACATATCCAAAGAAAATGTCATGACCATACAATCAGCTTTGAGGTCCATACCTAAAAAGCCAGAAGAATCAAAACAAAAATCCGCCATGGCTGAGTTTTTGAAACGAAAAGTTGGTGAAGGCAATGCCACATGATAAGAACAGGGCTTTAGAGGCAATTGAGTTTATACAAATGCTTAAACTCACTGACGATTTTTATGGACAGCCTTTTAAACTCCCAAAATGGCAACACGACATAATATGGGACGTATACGGGACTGTAAACGATAAAGGCTACAGGCAATATAATTACGCTTATTTGGAAATACCGAAAAAGAACGGTAAAACAACTCTTGTAGCTGCTTTGTCCGTGTATCACTTAACGTGTGATCCTCCTGCAGGACAGATATATTGTTGTGCTGCAGACAGAAAACAGGCTGAATTGGTTTATAATGCAGCTGTAAGTATGATAGAGCAGGAACCTGAACTTGATATCTTTAAGATTACAGATAGCCGAAAGGAAATCAAAAATACTGTTACTGGTACAACATTAAAAGTACTTTCAGCTGAGGCTTACACAAAACACGGAATTAACCCCACCGTAGTTATATTCGACGAATTACACGCCCAGCCCAACAGAAACCTTTGGGATGTAATGACTTTCGGCGCTGGCGCTGCTCGTAAAGAGCCACTTTGGTGGGTAATAACAACCGCCGGTGATGATCCTGACCGACATAGTATAGGCTGGGAAAAACACGAATACGCTAAAAAACTTATTGAAGGTGAAATTGTAGACCCTTCCTGGTATGCAAAAATATTTTGTGCTGATGAGGAAGATGATATTTTTGATGAAAATACCTGGTTTAAAGCAAACCCATCATTAGGGTTAACTATAGATGTTGATGCGGTAAGAAAAGAAGCACTTACAGCTAGAAATAGTGAAAGCACTGAAAGGTTATTCAGATGGTTAAGACTTAATCAATGGGTAAGTACTAAAGCCGTTGGTTGGCTACCGCTTACATTATGGGATAGCACAACAGGTAAGTGGAATAAAACTGATTTGGTAGGCAAAAAGTGTTATATGGGTTTAGATTTATCAAGCACCGGGGATTTAGCAGGAAAAGCATTAATTTTTCCACCACAAGAAGGCTTTGAAGATTGGCGGGTACTTTTTGAGGGGTGGATTCCGGAAGAAAAGATGAAGGAAAGAATTAAGAAAACCGGGGCGCCATTCGACAAGTGGGCCGACAAAAATTATATATTTGCAACCCCTGGGCCAGCAATCGACTACGATTTTATACAATCAAGAATTATCTCTGACAGCAAGCAATATGACCTTAAAATGGTATGTGCTGACCCTTGGAATGCCCAAATGCTAACTCAACAGCTATTAAAAAATGAAATTGAGGTTGTTAATATAAGTCAAGATTTTAAAAGCCTATCGCCGTCAATGAAAGAAATAGCAAGGCTTCTACAAACTGGGCAAATGACACACGAAGAACACCCAGCAGCTCGTTGGTGCTTTGGTAATGTAAGTATAGCTGTAGACGGTAACGAGAATATCAAACCAATGAAAAACAGGTCAAAGGATAAAATTGACTTGATTGTTGCTTTGATAACAGGAATGGCTATGGCTATGAGGTTGGAAAAAGTATCTTCTTACGAGAAACACGGTAAGATATTCTGCACATAATTACACGGAAAGGAGGTAAAAAGCTTGAAAATACCAATAATAGGCCGTTTTTTTGAGAAAAAATATAAAAATCAAGACCTTTCCGAGGTAGAAAAGCGATTTTTAGCACTTTTACGAGATAATGCAAAAAGTAAATCCGGCGTTGATGTTAACAGAGAAACCGCTTGTAAAGTATCAGCGGTTTTTGCTTGCGTAAACTACAAAGCATCTACAATATCGAGTTTGCCATGTGTTTTATATAAGCGATTACAAAAGGGCAAAGAAAAGGCCGATAATATGGATTTATACTATATGTTGCACTACTTACCAAACCCTGAAACCACAGCAGCAGAATTTTGGGAAATGTATATTTGGAATCTTGAATTAACCGGTTACGGATTTGCTTATATAAAGCGAGATATAAACGGATTTATAAAAGAACTTTGGAACGTTCCCACAAGTGCAATAAAGATATACCGTAACAAAACCACCAACGAAAGATATTATACCATAACCGAAAACGGTCAAGAATCAGCACCTATTTACAGTGAAAACATGATGATAACTGTCGGGAAAAGGTTTCAAAGTAAAGACTCTGCAATTGATCCTGTAGATATTGCTCGTGATGCTATGGGTTTAGGGTTAGCTTTAGAAGAATACGCATCCAGGTACTTTGCGAATGGTGCAACTGTAAGTGGTATTGTTGAAATGGCTGGCGAATTATCGCCGCAAATGTTTGACCAGTTTAAAAAAGATTTTAGAGATAATTTTCAAAGACTCCATAACGCTTTTAATGTTATGTTTTTGGATGGTGGGAGTAAATTCAATAAGATCAGCAATAACCCAGAAGAAAGCCAAGCAATTGAAGCACGAAAGTTTCAAGTTATCGACATATGCCGCTTTTTCTCGGTTCCACCTCATAAAGTTATGGACCTTGAACGTGCAACATTCAGCAACATAGAGCAGCAAAACACCGATGCCGTGCAAACCTGCTTAAACCCTTTATGCGTCAAGCTTGAACTGTCCATATATAAGGATTTGCTTAATCCTAAAGAACGTAAAAAATACTATGCTAAATTCACTACAAATGCCCTTTTAAGAGGCGATACCAATACTAGGCAAGCGTATTACAATTCAGGCATACAAAACGGCTATTTAAGCCCTAATGACGTCAGAGAGTTGGAGGATATGAACCCTTATGATGGCGGTGACATCTACATGGTAAATGGAAACATGATACCAGTTACCAAGATTGAAAGAATTACACAAAGAAAGGAGGCGAAGGAACACAATGAAATTCTGGGAATTTAAAGCAAAATCAAACGGCACGGGCGAATTGATGCTATATGGTGAGATTGCAAGTTCTTCGTGGTGGGGTGATGAAGTAATACCAAAACAATTCAAGTCAGACCTTGACAACCTGGGAGATATTTCGCAACTTGATATTTATATTAATTCTGGCGGTGGTGATGTTTTCGCAGGTCAAGCAATTCACTCCATGTTAAAGCGCCATAAAGCAAATAAAACGGTATATGTTGACGGTTTAGCGGCCTCAATAGCCTCGGTTATTGCAATGGCTGGCGATAAAATCATAATGCCGCAAAATGCAATGATGATGATACATAAAGCCTGGACTTACGGGGTAGGTAATGCTGCAGACTTTCGGAAATTAGCTGACGATATGGATAAGATTGATGAAAGTATTGTTGCAGCTTATATGGGAAAGACAGCCACAGAAAAGGAAAAGATTGTTGAAATGATGGAAGCCGAAACCTGGATGACGGCAGAGGATGCCGTAAACCTTGGTTTTGCGGATGAAATCGAAGAAAGCAAGCAATTAGCCGCCTCGCTAGATGGCAGTTTTTTAATGCTTAATAATCAAAAGTTTGATATGTCAAAATACAAAAACCCACCTAAGATTGCAGTGCTAAAAAATAAGGTGGAAGAAAAGCCAAAGCTCAAAGAACCAAGCGAAAATGCTCAATACCTTTGGAATTTGAGGAAAAAACTTAATAACACTCTATAAAAACAGTACTTCCTAAGAAAGTGCTTTTTTAATACCAAAAAATCAACTAAAACGGAGGGAAAAGAAATGACTTTAGCTGAAAGAATAATACAGGCAAAGCAGGAAAGAGCCAATATAAATACTCAGATTCGCGAAATTGTGAATCAGTATGAAGGCAAAGAAGATACTATGGATCAAATCAAAAAAGATGAGCTTACAAAACTTGAGAATGCATTTGATTCGAAAAACGGCATGATACTAGCACTGGAAAAACAGTTGCAAAGAGACAGAATAACAGGAGAAGGCGGCGAACAGTTAGACGATCCAAGAAATAAAGGACAAAAAGACGTTAAAGCAGAACAAACAAAGTTATTTATGAATTATCTTAAGAGCGGTTCGGGTTCTGATTTTGCGGCTTACAACGCTTTACAACAGGACAATCCAACACAAGCTGGATATTTAGTTGCACCTCAAAAATTTGTCATGGAACTTATACAGGAAATTGACAATCTTTTGTTTATGAGACAAAAAGCAAAAGTTTTGCCGGCTTTACAAGGTGCACAATCTTTGGGATACCCAAAGAAAACTGCAAGGATGAACTCAGCAGCGTGGGGAACTGAACTTGGTACACCGACAGCCGATACAACGCTTGCATTTGGCAAAAAAGAATTTAAACCAAATCCAGCTACAGCAGAAATATTAATTTCTAAAACTCTTATAAGAAATGCACCTGAGGTTGATGGAATTGTAAAAGCTGAAATGGCTTACGATTTTGCTGAATTGATGGAAAATGCTTATATGACAGGTGACGGGAACGGAAAGCCGCTTGGCTTGTTTTTTGCATCTGCTGATGGTATAAGCACAAACAGAGATGTATCAACTGACAACACTTCGACAGCTATAACCTTTGATGGTCTAAAAAATGCTAAGTACAGCATTAAACAGCAATATCAAAACGGTCTTGAGTGGGTATTCCACAGAGACGCAATAAAAATGCTAAGCAAAATAAAAGACAAGGACGATCAATATGTATGGCAGGAATCTGTTGTTGTGGGGGAACCTGATCGGTTGTTAAATTGCCCTGTAAATATGAGTGAATATGCACCAAACACATTTACCGCAGAAAAGTATGTTGGGATTTTAGGAAACTTGAAAAATTACTGGATAGTAGATTCGCTTTCAATGGAAATCCAAGTATTAACGGAACTGTATGCAAGAACTAATCAAGTTGACTATGTTGGCAGGCTTGAAACTGATGGAATGCCGGTTATGGAAGAGGCTTTCGCAAGAGTTAAATTAGCTAAATAACACCAACAAATTACAAGGAGGATAACTCAAATGATAGAATCTTTAGTTAAAAACTGCAGCTTTGAGGCTGCATTAAACAACACGGCAGCAGGAACAGGCGACACTTTGAACGGTGACATAATCGACCTTGGTAATTTTGATTCGGTTTTATTTGTTGCAAAACTTGGAGACTGTGCAAACACAGCAGTCGGAGCATTAAAAGCGTATTGCGGCAATGCTCCTGACGTTACTGACGGTGCATACAAAGCAGTAACCGCAGCATTTACGGCAAATGCAACCGACAGCGATAACAAATTGGTTATTTTGGATGTCGTGAAGCCTGGTAAAAGATATGTAAGACCTGACTTCGTAAGAGCAACCGCTAACATTCCAGTTGAGTCAATAATCGCTATAAAATACAACTCTAAAGCTTATCCAGTTACTCAGGGAACTGACGTGAGAATAACTGGAATATCGGTTAACTAAGGGAGGCGTTTATTTTGACTAAGCACAAAAAGGAAGTTGAGGAAGTTGAAAAAGTTAAGCAGGAAACGCCTGCAATTGAAGCCGTTGAGGAAGTAATCGAAATCCCTAAAAAGGTTAAGGTTATTTACAAAACTTTAGAGTCTGGGCCTAAGGGCTCTATTTACCCAGGTCAAGTCGTAGAAGTAGCCGAGGAAGAAGCCGCACAATTGGTCGATGGCGGTTATGCAGAATTGAGCGGATCTTAATAGGTCCGCTTTTAAATTTATCTCAAAAGAGGTGAATGAAATTGGCAACAACAATAACAGGAAACGCTTTTTCTGGTAGTGTTACAACAACCGATGAAGTATTTAACTTTTCCAGCGAAAAACAGGATTTAAGGGTTACCAACAACGGAGCCGTATTGATTGAATTGATAATAAATGGTGATATTATACCAATCGAAGCAGGAAAGTTTTACAGCCACGATGGAGAAATAAGCACTTTTCGAATGAGGTCAAAAGGCGGCACATGCTGTTATTATTTAAGCTGTAGTGAGTCACTTCGGGCTACTTTTGCGAACTTGGAAAATCGAATAGGTGAAATAGGTCTTGCACCATTTTTTGATGAGTTGGATAAAACACCATCAGGTCAAACATCTACAACTCGCAGATGGTTTTGCATGCGTGAAATACCTAAAGGCAGTAAAATCAGTACTGTGAAATTTCTAAGACAACC